AATAAAATAGAATCAACAAAAGATTTTGCATCATTTTCAGCATTACCAGTAACACTTGCTATCTGTAATGTTCCATTTTTAATTGCTTCTGTTATATACGAAACAAGATTTTTATAAGCGTCTTCTGCACCATCATGATTATTTCCAATAGCATTTATTACATCTGCAAATTTGGATTCAAATAATGCGAACTGTTCCTTATTAAGAATTGTAGAATTTTCATTTTGTTTACTTTGGCGAATAGCTCCAAATTCAGCAAAATCATCGTAAATATTATCTAATCCAGAATCTTCAGCAATATCATTTATATGGTCAAGTATATGTTGAGTTTTTCCATTATAAGTTATAATAAGATTATTAGCATTATTATATCTTAAATTTAACTCATTTAAAGCATCATGTACATTGGTTTCAATTTTATTTCCAGAGTCATCTAAGATGCTTATTTTAACATTTCTAAGACTATCGTCATTAAGATATCTAGCTAGTACGTTTGCAAAATTGTCGCCTAAATTATTTGCTTCTGCAGCAACATTAAAAAATAAAGATTCAAGTGTACCAGAAAACGAATCATTGCGTTTAGACAAAATTCTGTATCTTAGATTTTCAGAAACTCCAAGTAAGCCCCTATTCATCAAATCATCACTAAATTCTGAAACAATTTTTTCATCATTTAGCCGTTTATAATAATTCTTTAAGAAATTGAGAATTGTCTTATTATCTTGCAATTCGCCTAATTTTTCTAGAGAATTTAATTCAGGGTCGTTTTCGTCAGTTTGCTTGAATAATACTTCAAGTATTCGTTTTGGATTAGTCCTAAGATTTACAATAGCTTGTAAATTAGCAACATTTTTAGTAAGAGTTTCAATTGTTTCAGAATCTGTACCAGGTGTAGCGATAGCTTGCTGTAACGCATTTTCTGCATCGCTTAACTGTTGTTCATAAGAATCTCAATCAATAGCTCCTTCTGTAGCAGTAATTACATTTGATCTTTCTGGATCAGTTTTATATTCAGAATAATTTTTAATCTGATTTTCAATTACAGGTCATAGTAATTTTGAAAGATTCTGATGAATTGTAAAAGCATGACGTAACCTTGTGCTAGAATCTTGTTCTGCCGTTCATGCTGCGTATTCAGAATCTAAATACTCTTTAGTTTTTTCACCCTCTCTTGCTACAATTTCGTCATAGTTTTCATTGTATTTAGCACGAACAAAATTCTTAACACTCTCTTCAAAATAAGACGGAGTATTATTTTCTGCTCCTAATTCTGAAACATATAGATTTTTTAATATATGGTCTCCTAAAAATATACCTAATTCTAGATATTCATTTGCACGTTTTCCAGAAAGAAGATTGTTCAATTGAGTTTTATAAGAATCAAAATCTTTTCTTAAACGTTTTAATGTTTCGTCATTTTCAATAGCAGCCCTGGCATCCTTTGCTTGAGAATCAGATCCCTGTAACAAATCCGTTTCACGATCTTCAATACGTTCAAGCAGATCGGTTTGCTTTTTCTGTAAATCCGCTACATCAGCGATAATTATTCTATCAACACCAACATTTCGAATAAAATCAATTCTTTCATCACGAAGTCGTTCGTCTCTAAATTTATTCAAATCCGTATAACCTTCTGCCTTGGCCTCCGATTTAATTTTTTCTAATGCTTTAGATAATATCTGATTATCATCTAACATTAGATTTAAACTTTCGAGTTGGGCAGCTTTGTACTTAATACGCTGTCTTAAAATATTTGCAATCGCTAAATTTTGATTATCTAAAACAGATCCTGTATTATATACTAATTTCTTTTTTCCTTCAGCATCGGTATCAATTTTATAATTCCAAGATAAGTTTTTAGATCCGAACTTTCCCTTTTTCTCTCAAGAATCAATAATATCCATTAATTCTTTACCATATCCATTTCGAATATATCATGTTAATTGAAGGTCACTGTCCTCTAAATCTGAGATTCTTCTTATATTACGATGTAAAACCTTATTATCTCATTGAGTTAATCCTTCGAATACAGCTCCTCCAAATGCGCCACCAATAAAAGATGATGTATATCTTGATAAAAAGTCTTCTGGTGAAAATCCAAAATTAACTTCAGATGCATCTTTGTCTTTAATATCGAAACCAAGAGCCTGTAATCCAAGAGTTAAACCTTTTGCAAAATCAGTTACACCCTCTTCCATCGTTTCCTCTATACCTTCATTTATCGATCTAGACAAATAAACATTAGTTGAAAATGGAGAACCCAATGCTTTTAACTTTGGTAAGTTCTCTTGTAATAAAGATTTAGTACTAGTAAATGCCTTTTGATATCATTTTGCAGCAGCTTCTGCTGTTGCAGGGCCAGTTGCTGTTTTAAGTCCTTCATTTGTGAGTTGTCTATTAGCAATAGCTTGTCCAGTTAAACCAGCTTCACGATAAAGAGCTTGTTTTAATTCAGGAAGTTCCATTCCGGGATCTCTGAAAAGCATTTCTTTAAAGTACTCATGGTTCATTAATCAATAAAAAGCACCCATTGTAGCTAATGCTCCAACTCCAGCCATTTGATCATTCACACCAGCCTGTTTATATGCACCATAGACATCTTCCGCAGAAGTAGCAGCCATATAAGCAAGCGATAGATTTTGTCCAATCTTCATGCTCTTAATAGAAGGTTGCACATCCTTTCATTTAGCAAGAAGTTTTGGTACCTTTTGAATTAGTCGTTGTGAATATAGTTGACTAGCTGAATCAGAAATCATTTGTCCAATATTTTCTATTGACCAAAACTTACCTTGTCCAGCATCACTTTGACTAGAATTAAATCTAGACATAAAATTCTCAACAGATGTGGCTTTTTGACCAATACTATTGGTATTATCTCCAGTGAACATTCCATTTATTGCCTTAGTTAAGACAGGAATAGTTTGTCCTAAAGCAGATGCTGCTTCTACAGCTCCAAAAACATATCCATATGGTGTAAGATAAGGTACTATTTTTGCAACGGTACGTGCAACAGTTTTGGCAGCATTTGATTTTATACCATCATTATCAAAAATATCAATTTTGTTTCAAATAGACCCTTCTTTAGTAAATGTATCAGAATAATGTAATACATCCTTACCATAAATTTCATTTTTACCAATCATTTGGTATTGAGGATCTCCAAACTCATTGTATTTATGATCACCTTTATGATGTGTCACTTCGATTCCATTTTCTATATGTGTGCCATCACTATCTCATGTAGCGAGAGCCAATGTTGGCCTAAATAAAGCTTTTAAAAATCCACCTTTATCTTCAGGAGATCAATCCAATTGATTTCCATTTTCATCCAACACTTTAGATGATTGTGCAACTTCTCTCTCACTAAACGAAGGAGCTCCAGTTTCAAATATATTTCCTATTCCAATGGCATGCCTTTGTGGGTCTCTTGTTCTAACAATTCTTGCAGTATCATCTGCAATATTAGTATTTCCAAGAGAAAATATGTCGTTTGCGGATGTGGGAACACTTTGTATTAAACCATTAACGTAATCGTTTGTTGCAAAATCGGTATATGCTCGCTTTGCACTATCATAAAATGCATTAAATGCGTCTTTATCAAATGTACCGTCGTTTTTCTTAAAGGTATTTTGTACCTGGGGTATATTTTCATAATATTCCTTATCCTTTAACCCTGTATTATCAGGATTAATGTTATAAAGGCGTAAATCATCTGGTGTAATTTTAGTACCCTGTATGTTTAAATTTATTGCAATCCAATCGTTTGCCTTCATACTATCTAAACTGTCCTAATTGTTGTGATATAACCGAATAATTCGGATCATTCTGTCTTAAATAATTTGTCATTTCCGCTTCTGCTTCTCTTGCAGTTACTCTTGCTGCAAAATCAGTCATTTCTGATTTTGGAACAAACTCACCAATACCACTTAATAGCATAGCTCGTGCTGCATTTTCCATTGGAATATAAACATTACCACGGTACATGTCTCATCTTTCAGGAGAATTAAAGTGTTTGTTTACAACTCTACTACTCTTGGAAGGTGTAGTTGTATTATACTTCAATGCGTTAACATAAGCGTCCATTACTTGTTTGCCAGCGCCATTGTTTAAATGTTCCAAAAATGGTTTCATATCTTTTGATATATTAACACTATCTTTTGATGCATATGCACTGAATGTAATAAACGGCATTGTGTCTTTTATTTGTAGAGTATTGGTACTTCTATCATAATCATTTGGATCTAAACGAACACCTCTATCATTAAGAATTTGATCAAGTTCCATTTGAGAAATATTTGGATTATCTCTCAATATTTTTTGAATTTCATTATAAGCCGCAATTTTATCAAAATCTGGCATAACCTTACCGGTAGCAGGGTCATGTTTATACGGAAGCATGGCAATATTTAGTTCACTATTACCATCATACATAATTGCCGGAAGTTCATTTGGATCAAGCATCCTATTTCCAAATGTGATTGAATTTAAGTCTCCTGCTTTAACTGCAGCGGCTTTCTGTCTAAATTCTATCATATTCATTGGGCCAAGTACTTCCATATTTTTGTCAACTGGAGCACCAGCACTATATACATTCATTGTAAGTGCTCCAGATTCCCAAACCTGAGAAGCTTGAGGAACTATAGACGCTGTTGTTTGATACAAACGCATGTTACCTATTTGTTGTAAATAATTATCTTGTGTCAACTGTTCTGAAGAGCTACCACTTCCACCTTTCTTTTTTGTTTGATAAGGGTCGTATTCTGTAGCAGGTTTATCAAATTTGACATCCTTATTTCTAGAGGTATGCTCATTTAACGCCATTCATATTAAATTTGTAACATCGTTTGCATTAGTCGGATCACCACCTTCTACAGCAGTTTTGGCTTTAAGAAGATTTTTAGCGTTTTCAGACATTCCATCATATAAATATCGTAATGCCCTATTTATATCTCTAAGTTGTTCTTCAGAAGTAAACTGATAATAACCATCAGGACCCATTTCGGTTAATAAAGCCAATCCTTTGTTTACAGAATCATTTTTTGTTGTATATCCTCCAACTTTATCAGAACCAAAAGCCGTAATTGTATCTCGTAGATACTTTGTAATAGTAGACATTCCGATTGTATTTTGCAAATCATTTAAAGTAGATGTATCAAATGCAAAATTAGGATCATGTTCTCGCAAATATAACAACTGATCATTTGTCATAGCTACATATTTATCTTGATTTTCTTTAAACTCAGAAGGTCTTATTTTGCTAACGTTTCCATTTTCATCTCGAACATATATGTGGCCATTATCTGTAATTGCTACTTCTGAACCAGCAGCTTCTTTTGCTACATGTTCTACAGCTTTATTTCGAAGATTGTTGTTATATTTAACATCATTTACGAGTTGTTGAATTTTAATTAAATCAGATAAATCATAATCATCATTTTTTCCTCCAAATAAAGACATTTGTGATAATGATTTTGACTTATCTAAAAACGTATTTGCTGCATTTAAAAACGTAGATACGTCTGTTGGAATTCCGTTTTCTTTTAATAAATTTACAATCTCTCCTTTAATTGTACCAGATATTTTTTCTGGTGTACTGCTCTTTGATGTTCCACCAGAAGACGATGTACTCTCTTGAGGAGAACCGGTTTGAGCAGGAAGATAGGGGGTATATGCAATACCCCCTACTTGATACTTCCTTTTAAGATACATAGAATGGTTTAGTTTCTAAAATTAATTTAATTGTATGATCACTCAATTTCTCTACAAATTTATCTACTGCTCTTGAATTTTGTAATAGTAACTCTGGATAAGGGTCTCTAGAATAAGTTACTTTAGAATCTCTTCCATCTTTTAATTTTCCGCCTTTCTTTGCTATAAATGGAAATGCGAGTTGATACCTAAGTTGACTTGTACCAAGACCCTGCTTTTTCATATCAAGTTGTGTTTTTAATCCAGCAAGTTCTTGTTGTGCAGATTCGCTACTCAAATCACCTTTATATTTTTGGGTAAGATCTTCAAGATTTTTATTTCACCATAGTTGAATCCTATTAACATCATTATCATAGTCTTCCAAACCCCTAAGTCTATTTTTAATATTTTGCTGTTTGCTGTATCAATCTTGAGTAGCATAAGCGGCTTGGTCAAAGAATTTAGATTTTTCTGCAATATTTGCATTTTCCTGCTGAACGTCTTCAATATTATGCTGATAGTCGAATTGTCTATTTTTGTTTGCAACATCTGTTAACGTTGAAACAACTTTATTATTGAATTCATCTAATCCTGCTTTATATTTACCATATTCTTGAGAGCGAGCCAAATCAGCTTGCATTTCAAGATTTAATGCGTCAGCCTGTCTCTGTCTTGCCATAGCATCATTTGTAAGTGCATCAGATGTTACAGGTTTAAACATTCTTATTTTGTTAGCAGCATTATCATATGCAGTTCCCGTGCCAGAATCAATAAATCTAGGAGCATTAAACAACGGTGCTTCCATATGGTATCGTTGCCGATTTAAGAAATTTCGAAGCTGTTTATTACTTTGCCCCATCGAATAGAACGCTCTTGCTCAATTCATTGCGGGATTTAAATCAAAATTATATGCATGCCCAGCATAATCCGATTCAAACACAGGATTATTTGTTTTAGACGTATTGGTTTTTAATGAAAAATCGTTAGTTCCCATAAACAAATCTTGCTGTTGCCTATGGTCATATGGATTCTTCCATCCTGGAATTTCAATCGCATTAAATGTTTTTTGTGTATTAAACGAATGTGTTGGATTAAAATCAGGAAGTTTTAATGTGTTACTAGAAAGCGAAACGTTTGGTGTCCATGTTCCGCGTTGTGCCTTTATAATCTTTCCACCTTTCTTTTGATAAAGTGGAGCCATTACATAACCAGGTAACTCTTGGAATTGATTACGCTGATAGTTAGCATCTGTATATGGATTTATTCATTGTGGTAAAGCAACACCTCGTAATGGTAATTCAACTGTACGAGTTTTTGTAACTGGAACTTGTTCTACAACAGCAGGAACGTCAAGTCTCATCAAACCTTGTTCAGAATTTTCTGGAATTACAATTCTTGGCTCTGTAGTAGAGGTTTTTTCAGTATAAGTGGGTTGTTCGCCCATTAATTGCTGGTTATAAGCTTTTTGTTTTGCTCCAACGCTATGCCACCATTCTTTAAACGAACCCTTTTCTGCAGATACATCCTCTGAACTAGTGGTTGTTTTTGGTTCAAATTTCGTTACAGTTTGCTTCTTAAACCAACTACTTGGTTTTCAATTAGGTTTCCAGCGTTGTACTGTTTTTACAACATCATCAACTTTATACTGTTGATTAAACTCTTCTTTTGTCAAATTAGTATTTTGAGCTTTTGCTTTAGTAAACAACGCATCTAATAACTCATCTCCATTTTTAATTGCTGCCATTTCATTTGAAGATAGTTCGATAGGAGTTTGTCCATCAACACCTTCTAGTCTTACAGGTTCTGATGCAGTAACTTTAGTTTTAGATTTCCCTAAACCGCCTTGCCTAGATAAACCAACCGCAGCAGTTAATCCATTAACAACCATAGATAAATCTCTGGTAGTTCATTTTTCTCCATTTGCGATTTTCTTAGCGGAATTTACAAAAGTACTACCTAAACCATAAACAGACGCAGCTTTAATAAGTATAGGTAATGCCTTTTTAATCTTTCCAACAACAGATGTAGCTTTTATACCAGCTCCTAAGAAAGGAAGCATTACTGCCGCATCCATACCTAAATTAACAAGATAATTTAATCCTGCACCACTAGTTCCTCGCATTCTATCAGCTTTATATCTTGCTGTAGACGATGCTGCACCAGCTAAAGCAGAACCAACATTTGCGCCAGGCACAAAAGCCAATCCTAAAGAACCTAAATCACCAGCCAATGCTGCTAAATCTAAATTATCGGCTTGAGATCAATTGTTACTTCCAATTTCTCCAAGACCTGCAGCATTTTTAGGATTAACACTTTTTGTGTCAACGCGTTTAGCTGTAACACCAATTGATTGCTTTGAACCACCAGCAAGACCTCCAAATTGAAGTTTAGGAAGATGTGTTAATTTACCACCATTCTTTTGAGATACTATTTGTGATTGTGCGTTTAACTGATCTATAACAGATTGTGGAGTTTCAGAAAGATATGTGGATCTTCTTTCAAATCGATTTCCTTTTTTTACCTCATTTAATGCACTTTGGAGTCTATCAATTTCTTCATCAGAAAATCCCATATTTTTTAGTCTTCGCTTGTCTCCAGAATGAAACCAAAAACCATGATCTGTATTAGCCCACCAACTTTGTACAAGAGATGATATTCAATCAACAAAATTATTTTGATTTTTAGCATTTCCAATTACCTTTTTAGTTCAATCTGTATTTTCAGATAAAACTTCGGCAATTTCTTCTGGAAGTATTATATCTTTGCCTTGCCCACCGCCAGCAATATTAATGTCTGGCATGTGTAAAATAACATCGCTTGTTGGATTAGATATATTGCGATAAAATCTAAATTCAGTAGGTTTATTATTAGAATCGATTATATCTTCAACATATCTGTTTCCATATTTAGAATTATCTATAACTCTTAAATATGTCTGTAATCCTGTAGGACGTGCTTTACCACCAGTTATTTCATGTAAATCTTCTCTAGAAACATCTTTCTTTCACTTTCCATTTTCATCTAATATAGCATACTTATAATTATAATGTCTATACGGACTATTTGGAATGACAAGAGAATCATCATCTAAATCAACATACTGAACGATTTGATCTCTATCGGATTGATTTTCATATGGATTATTTGCTGCAAGTATTCCAGTCATATCGGAATATCTACGCATAGGTTTATTTTCAAAGAAAGCACTGTATCTATTATTAGCCAATGATACAGGATTATCTAAAGCATTTTTCGAAAATCTAGTTAAAATTTCTGCGTCTGCTCCAGTTCAATCGCCGGCTTTCATTTTTGCATTAAATCCATTTTCTTGATTAAGAATTCTTGCTAAAGTTGGATTATCTAATGCATAAAGCCGATTATTATAAAGAGTGTAATTTTTATAAGGATCAAACGATCCATCTGCACCATAAACTTTATAAAAGTCGTCATTAAATCAAATATTTTTTCCAGCTAGAGTTTCAGGAAGTATTCATCCTCAAGATGCACCATTATTTAAAGAAAGAGAGCCATCATCATTTAAATGAGCTTTATCTCCAAGAAGGCCCTCCAATCCACCGTATCCAGCATTTGCCCATGCCAATTTATCTTTAGCACCTAATCCACTAGTAGGACTATTAACATTAGTTTTATCTGGTTCGATAATATTAAAATTCGCCAAAAATGCTTTATCTTCTGGAGTCAATTCATTATTTCTAGCACGTGTTTTAATTTGAGATAAAACAGCATCCCAATCGTTTTGATGTTGCTGATATAATTGACGAAGACCTGCAATACGTTGTGCATTATATCAATCAGCAAGGCGATACTTTTTCTTCATATCTTCTTCAGGATTTTTTAAATAATCCGTAATAGCATCCAATCTTGAAGAAATATTTAAATTTTCAGAAGCATCATCAAGATACCGTTTTGTTCCGTCATCATTATCTGCATATTTGTACCAAACCTTGTCTCCAAATATATCTGTTAAATTTGTAGGAGTTTCATTAGATTTTGTCTTATCATTATATGCGAATCCAGATAATAAAGATACAGCCTTTCTAAACCTATGAGCGTCATTATTAAATGTAGCATCTCAATCTCGTCTTCATTTGCTTGCTCCACTTTTACGCCGTTCAGATGCTCTGTCATCTATACCAGCTCAATTACCCTGCATTCCAGTAATAGTATTACCTATCGAATCGTAAGTAACATTTTCTCCTCTTTGTAAAGCAGCAGTAAGCCCAGCTAAAGGTGCGGCAGATTCTCCAAAACCACTTAAATATGTGGATAGAGATTGTATTAATTCTGGAGTTGCATCATATTTTTTACCATCTATAGTAAGCGTACCTCCAGATTGTAGTTTTTTTATAACTTGACTCATGTACTATAAATTAAAAAACTCGGGACTGAGTGTCCCAATCCCGAGTCAAGTTTCTAAATCTAATTATTCGCGAACAAGCTTAACGTTAGCTTTGCGAGAAACAAGCTTTCCACCTTTTGCAAAGACGGGCTGACCTGCACCACCCTGTGCTTCTTGAACAAGTCGAAGGAACATTTGAGCACCCTGAGCGAGAGCTTCGCAGTCTTGATTCTGCAAACCTTGTGCAAATAAATCAACAATTACCATCATGGGATCTTGTTCACCGCCTTGAGGCTCCATAGATTCTGCACCCATTGGCATTCCGCCAGCATTAGGATCTTCTACAGGAGCCACAGATCCACCGTCTTGAAATTTCTTTACAAGTTTCATATAATTATAAAATTAAAGTTATATATTATCTTCTCTTATTTTCGTATCAATCAACTGCAAATATAATAAATTAACTTTAAATTTGCAAATTTATTTTAAATAAAATTAATTTTGGATAATTAAAAGATTTTTCGTATATTTGTACCCAGAACGATTGGAAATCGAATGCGAACGACCAAATTGGTACTACATTAAACATATTTACCCAAATCAGTTCTATTATGCCCTCTGGTGTCAAACCAGGGGGCTTTTGTTATTCTATATCAGCCTTAGCTATTCTTATATGAGCTCGACCAGCTTTATATGCTATGTTTCAATTTTTAATTTTTAAATTTGAATTATCAGTACTTGAACCCAATTCATCAATTTTCTTTACATTAAATCCAAAACCTCCTATTAATTCATTATCATCGAATATAGGAATCGAATATTGATACAAAGGGTCATTGGAATTGACAGCAATCGCATCTGAAAATTCTGAGTAAATATCAGCTAACGAAATCGAAGGATTTATTGTAAATAGAATGTTCTGATTTCTTAAAACTTCAAGTATACAATTAACTTCGCCAGTTCCCCTAGTAATAACGGGGGACTGTATTGAAGCGTCACTGCCTTTACTTGCTTGTATGGCAGTATATATTATTTTGTAATCATTCATGTTTATTCGGTATATTCTGCAGGACGGTTATTTTGTGCTTTAATTTCATTAAACACATATCTTCCTAATGATTTATAGTCTTTGTCTAATTTAGACGCATATGCACGTTTTGCTTTTCTAATTATTACTTCAGTAGATTTTCTACTAAAGATTCTAGATCCAGCTTCAATTTCAGCCTGAACATTTCCGTCAGAACCATAAATATATAACTTATTTACACTTAATTCCGGATGATCGTCTGTATCTTCATCTTCTTCAGGTTCTGCATCAGGATATTCTCTTATTGCTAAGTTTGTATATGTACCTTGAGGAATTTGTTCAGATTGATTTAATTCTATAACCCAATAAACAGGTTCAGACTCTTCAGTAATTAATTTTTCTGAAAGCGGTTCTCCATTATGTGCAGATATTACAACTCCATCTCGATTAATAAATAATATTCTAAGTGCGATAGATGTATTTTTCATTCAGAAACTTGCTGTTTCTAACGGAGATTCAGAATAATCAAATAAAGCACCTTCATCAGAATCCATGTCTTCTACATCCATTAATCCTTTTTCCTTTTCCGATTGACTATATAAATATAAAAGCTTATATGTTTTATCTCCAATTTTAACAGAAACTGTATCTAAATCAGACTCAAATTGTCCGCCTTCTCCAAATGATTTAATTTCATGCTCTTTGAGATAATCAGAGAGCATTTCTTGTATAATATCAAGTCTATCAGATTGAAGAATTGGAGTGACATCCATTTCTGCTCATTTTGAAAGATCTTTAATTAATTCGGGATGATTCCCAAAAGTAAACTGGATCTTTTGAAGAGGAGTTCCCATCTGATCTAAAACAGAATTTGCAGCAATTTCATGAATATCCTTTCTATCCAATCCATCTTTTTTTATATTCGCTTCTGCAATTGCTGCAGTAGAACCAGCTTTATTAGATGGATGATTTGTAATATCATTTAATAGTGCCAATATAATATTATATTTAGAATCCATATTAAACCTCCTCTGTTATTTGGCCAGTATTATCTTGAGTATTTTCAATAATTTCTGCTGCTATAAGTTTTCCAGCTTCAATCATTGCTTCTTCAGAACCGTCTTTCATTAGTTCTTCAATTTTGTCAGTTAATGCTTTGGTTAAAACTAATTCGTCGCGTTCAATTTCTGCAACTTGTTCACCATTTGCATCTAACACAGGTATTCCTTTTCTAGTAGTATCTTCTAATTCTGGATTAACATCTTGTAGATGATTTAATCTTGCATGAAGACTACCTTCTGGAAGAACACTGCTATCTGTACCAATAACTCCACCTTTTTGATATTTACGTTTTGCTAAAATATCTTGTAATTCTTTTCGAGATAATATTTTCATACCACGTTTTCCAACAGCGTGTACTTGATAGTTTGTACCAGCGTATCTATTAAGATTTTGTTGAGCGATATCTCGACTATAATCTGATTTTTTAGCTAATGAATTAGTATATCCGATTTCGTTTATTAAGTCTACGTCTTTATTAGTAGCATCAATAAATCTATTCATTTTTCGACGTCCTATACCAAATAGTGTTCGTTTTCCACTTAATTTATTAGCGGCATTTATATCTTTTTCTGAACCAGAATAAGCATTAATAACTTCTTGTCCAGATTCATCTAACGAGTTTGATTTATGTGTTTTACCTGGTGCAAAAGCAGCCATAATAAGACTATTTCCAGGTATTGCGTTCATTGCATTATTTAAAAATCTTGCTCCACCATCAACTCCAGCTCGATCACCAGCATCTTTATCGATATCATCTATATGAAAACCTGTAACATCACCAATTGCATCAACAACTTTCGCAGCTGCACCAACTGCCATAGCTATAGGATTTCCAGAACTAATTGCAGTGTCTGAAATAGAATTTCTTATATTAAGTGATGTTTCACTTACAGTATTATTATTTCCTGTAAGCGGTGTGGTGATAGACCCTATTCCACTAGCAATGGCTTTACCAGCGCCACTGTTCATAAATTCTGAAAATTTACCACCTTCGGAATCTCCAGCTAATCCTGATTTCCTAGCCTGCTTGTATATTTCTTTTTCTTCTTTTCAGGCCTCTCTAGATCAAGAAAATGGATCTCCATCTGGACCTGCAGCAGCTTTTGCTTGTTCTGCTCATTTTTTAAATCTACTTGGAGGTGATAAACGAATATTTGAAGGTCGCTGAAGCATATCAGATGTAGATCTATGTACTTTTATATTAAGCATAACTTAAATTTTCAAATGTTGTTACACCACTTACAATTGCTAATTGATCGCCTGTATATCTTAGTCGTATCTTTATTCACTTATCTCTAAGTTTGGCTGATGCAAATTGATCTAATGCTGAAAAATCAATTGCCTTTGGATCATTTAATTTTATATTATATCTAAGTGGTTCTATGTTAGTATACCATCCATCTTCTTTATATTGGATATTACCAAGTCGTCTTCCGTATGTTTCTATATTTTTACAACGTTGCTTTACAACCAACGTATGTTCATCTAAAACAGGGTCATAATTGATAGTAGCGTTATAAAAAATGGATTTTAAATCATCATTATAAATATTTTTATTGTATCCAGACTTTATTATATCATAAGGTAATTTATTTTCACTTCTACCATAAATATCAATATAATCATGATAGATTCTTGCTCTATTAAATAAATAATCGTCCCCTATAAATTCAAACTCTATCTCATAAGGCTGGACATTATTTGATATAATTACAAGATCTTCAAATACTTTATGTAGTCCAACTGGATCTTTTACTACGAATTCAAATTCAAACGGATGCTGTTGCCCATATCATAATGTTGGCCTAAATTTATAAGATTCTGCATCTAATTTTGTTCTGCCATGTTGTCAAATTCCACTATAAATGTTTTTATCTATAGAATAAAAAGAATTATCAATATTTGCAGAAAAAATTGGAATTCAACTATATCGAGTTACTCAAAGACTTTGACGTTCATTGTAGCAAAGATTTCATGATACATCTCCATTATAAAAGGTGAACATAACATCACCTTTGTAATTATTAAAATGAGATTTTATATTTGTAAATCCAAGATGTTCTTGTTTTATTAAACCAAGATTCATATTATCATTTAAAAATCTTTGTAGTTTTAAATCAGATATAGTTTCCAATCCATTTTTATCCGTAAATTTTCAAATCTTTTTTGCAGAACTATCAACGCCATATATACCTACAGGTGTTTTTATTACAGAATCGGCTCAAATACTTCCAAAATCTTGAGATATAATAGATAATTGATCTGAAAGTACACCATGACCATAAATATGAATTGTTTGTTCTGTTGTAGTTTGCATCAATGCTTTTTCATTTACAGGCACAATTGCTAAACCATGTTCAAATACACAGAACAAATTATTACCTCAAGGTAATAGTTTTACAATAGATCCAAATTGTTTTGTATAATCATGATAGGATAACCCTTGAAATACTCTATATCCATTAATAAAAGAATCTGTTATAGAAACATTACTAAACATTATTCTTGTAGAAAATTCGTTTTTATCAAAAGATGTTTTTTGTTTTAATATGTTTCTAATTCTACTTACAGTAGCACCATATCCATTATTCAATAAAGCCGAATCTGCAACTTTCATTCCAGTTTTAGTAGATGGTGCAACTAATGGATAAAAACTTCTTGGATTTCCAAGTAATGACATTTCTGTAACATTAGATGTATCTTCAGATCGCAATCCTAAATTTATATTAGACAAACATTTAAAAGTCAATCAATGCCCAAGTGATACAGTATTTAAATCAGCAATATTAATTTCACTCCAATCGGTTTTGTCATTATCATGCTCTCCATCTTTGTTTACATTACTAACACCTTTAAAATATTGCCAACAATCTGTTTTAACAATTTTATCTGCAATTGGCGCAGTTTGGTCAATAAAGTTTCGATGCATTCGTATCGTTATTGTATTTGTAAAACAATCACCTCTAAAGACATTTAGTGCTTGAACAGATAGTGGAGTTCTATTTGATACTGCATAAAATTCAAGACTATTATTATTTGCTCTAGTTAAAAAATCCAAATAATATTCATTGCTACTAGAAGCATCATGCGGAACACGAATGTTATAAATTCTTCCAGACTTTATATCGTTATTGTTTTCTGTAACACATCCTACAAAAGGAGTAAAATGACCTCTTACAACATCATTACTGGTTTTATGAAGTATATCGTCCCTACTATATATTGCTCCGAATTGTGAAACATTTATTCCGTCTCCAATTTTAGTAGAAAATCCTACATTTTCTACATATTTTAAACTTGTATTTTCTGGAATATATATTAGTTTTCCACTAATAGTATTTTCATTTAAATCGGATCTATTTTTTTCACTTCAAACAATATATTCTTTTTCTAGCGTTACAGCAGAGACAGGATTCAATTCAAATTTAGTTCCACATAATTTAGATTGCATTTCAGGATCTATAATTGCATCTAAAGATACCAATCCATAACCCCGCTTTTGTATATAATCTGAGCCTACCCGTCTATCTGTACTTCTATTTCCAGATGGGCTTATTCATCCTCTGTCGGTATTATACATATTTGTATTTTTGGCAGAATCTTTATCATTAATTGCAGTAATTTTATTTCGTTTAAGATAAGATTCACATACCGGAGATATGCTCGTTATTAATACAGTATCTTTTCCATCTTTACCAGGCCCAATTATACTGTAAAGTCCTCCTTGTTTTTTAGGATTAACAAGATATCAATAATAAACAGGTTCTTCTGGAGTAACCTGACCATCAATAGAGTCTAAAGGTTCGTATTCTAAACTTCCAACATTGCTTCCGTTTTCTGTTACAAAACTCTCCATATAATACATATCACCACTTGGAAGCATTGGCGCAAAACAAGTTTTATTAACACCAACGCTAAAACCTTGACAAAGTGTCATGGGGATTCTTTTTTGTCTAACAATAAAATATCCAGCTATATCTAAATTAATTAAATCATTTAGTATATTAGATATATTAAAGTTAAAGCATAATGGTTCTATATCGTCAGGATTTGATCCAGATGTTATAATTTGCACATCTGGGGTTTTAAATACACCAGATAGATTATATAGTTCGTGCCCAATATCATTTATAAAGATGCCATCATCACTTGCAATCGAAGTACCTGATTTAAGATTAGATTCATTTAGACTATTAAACAAACAGCCTCTTAAGTTATATACAGATGTAAGAGAGCCATCATTTTTAATATATACAATTCCGAATCTATATATTTCATTAGGCCAATATCCGAGTTTATAATAAACATTATATGGATCGTAGTATTCACTCGAATTTCTTCCAATGTAATGCTTATCCACTCTGCCTATAGATTCTGATTTAAGAACCTTTACTTCAATATTATAACTTAAATTTTGTAACTCTTCAGAATCAACTTCTTGAGTTTCAACATTACCCAAAAATAGCATATTTTGCTGTTGTGTAAATGTTTTTGCAGAACTAATATTATAATATCTAACGTTCAATTCTTCAACAGAAATATCTTCGCTATTTTCTAAACCAGTAATTACAATAACTTCTCGTTTATTATCTATTTTATATGGCTCGGTAATAGATTTGGCTTCAACGAGTCTATATCCATTCATATCACAATATTCTCTTGTATAATATACATATAATCGAGAATATGTTGTATCTAAATTAGATACAGTAAGTGTTACCGATTTATCAGTTTGTTCATTATAAAATGCTCCAGAAATAGTATTTGGTTTACCAGGAGTACCTTTAAATATACTAACAATTCCAGATTCGCAAACAATATCGGTTTTATTACCATCTTCGTCGCCTAACTTAAAATAAAATGTATAGTTACCTCCTTTTAATTGTCCTCCAAATTGAACACCAGACGACTGATTATCATACAAAACTCCATCTAGTAAACCTAAATCTACTTTTGGAAATGTATTAGTACTGTTAATAAGATGTGTTGTCTGCTCTACAGTTGCTTCTTCATAATAATTAGTTTTAACATCTTGATTTCTTTTTATAAATCGACCTTTTCCATTTTCTAATACAGCAAATCCAGAATTAATTAATCTTGGAATATTTTTATTATCATTTATTAATAAATTTACAGAACCATCATAAGATGGCTGGACCTCTATATTAACAGGATGTCGTGTATCGTATTCTCCAAGTGTAGTTGTAGTAAAATTTCCAATAACGGAATCTTTTACTAAATTGTACAAAGGTCTATAGACTGGTTCAAAATCAAAATCTTCATTAGGTGCAATATTATTTGTTCATCCGTCTGTAGGTAATGATGGAAAGCAGCCTAATTCAAATTTAGAAGACGCTTCTTCAAAAATTTCGTAAGTATGATCTAAATCATCAAGTACAGAAATAACAATATTTTCTAAAGCCTGGGTTGTAACAGGCCAACCTTTATCAGAAAATAAACTTATAGCATCTGTTATCGAAAACGTGTCTTCTTGTTTCTCATAAACAGCTTCATATATTGAATTTATATTTTGATTATCATCAGTAATCTTAATATACCTTACAAATCCATTATTAACAGAAGCAATATATATTATACCTCCATATTCTGACATTCCAATTGGATAAAAGCCATCGGATAGAGATGTTTTGTATACATTACCCATATCGTTTTGTAACGATAACTCGTTACCATTGTATGTAATAAATGTACCATTCAAATTATCTGTAAGAACTGTATTTGGAGTTACAATTGGATTTAAATCTTTATTTAAACCGTCTGTTCAAGTATTTGTCACGTTTTGTTTGCTCATAACTTACAGATTCTATTTCATTATGTTCATTTCTTTTAAGAATATATTCAAAATCCTTAGCAGTTCAATTTTCTTTATACATTGTAAACCCACAATCTTCGGGATATGGAATTTTAAAGAAATATTTAAACTCTTTATGGACCAAACATTCATCTAATATTTTAAACATTATAAGCTTGGGAAAAGTTATAACTTTCCTTCTTTTTCTACTTTTTTTGAATATATCCTTATATTTTTCAAACTCATCTTTTCTTAAACCAAAATAATAGTATCCATCGTATTTTGTTTTCGCTTTTTTATATTTAATTCGTAATTTAATTTTTCATTTTAGCTTTCAATAATTATAAAACACTTTACAATCATTAAATAATTTGCCAAAATACATTGTAAATTTAGGATGTTTTAACAAAACGTCTCCTCCATATAAATTGTATAAATAAAGCGACATTAAACCATGTTTTATTATCTTGTCTAATTGTTTATATGTTAGTTCTGGAAATCGCTCTAAAACTTTATCGTAATATTTATCACAAGTAGCTAATTCCATTAATAATATTCTTTTCCAGAGTTTATATAACTATAAAATAATTCCTTCAATTTATTATTTATATAAATTGGTTTTTCTCGTTCTCCTCCTCGGTAATTATATACAAAAAACAATTGATAACCTTTAAACAGAGAACTTAAAAAATCTATTCCCATAAATTTACCTCCAGCATACAATTTTCTAAATTGATCTTCGTCAAATACTTTTACATGAATCATTGCATGGCGATTTCCTTTTAATGGGAGAACAAAGGTGACATTATTTTCAATTATATCTAATAAAACCAAATACATAAAATACAAAAATACCATTTTTAAAAAATAATCAAGTGATTTACACTGGTATTTATCATAAAATACTTTGGTTTTAATACCTAATGTTGAATAATTTCAACCATCAAATAAATCCTTTGAATTAAAACAATAACCTGTTTTATAATACATTATAATATAGGTTTAATTGATTTATTAAATTGCTTTCTATCCCACCTTACCTTTACATCAAGAATTCTATCCATATCATTCTGACTAAAATGTTCGGGAATTCTTGCAGCATTACAAAGCCTAAGTCAATCTGCTTTGATTGTTTGAGATAGCTGTATTAAGTTTCCATCTCGCTTTCTAATACCTTCTTTATAAATAGAAACATAAGCAATATATGCAGCTACTGCATTTAATTCTTTATCGTTTAGTAACGGCAGTCCATTTTCTTCATCGACCAGAATTCCATGATAGACAACCATTACATTTTTATAATCTTTTTTAAAGTAAAGAACTCCGTTTCCCTCATCATATTTAACTAGTTTTCCTCTAGTTCAATAGGGATCTTCTCCATGTTTTCAGAAATCAATATAACTTTCTGTTCATAAAGAATCAATAAAAGTCAAATCGGATTGATTACTAGTTAATTGGGCATCGGGGAGTGGTACATGTACGGATTCTATTACATCGACATTACATGGTAAAATCAATTGACCATGTTCGACATTTCCGATATATCTATACAATCTAGTATGTTTATTTCCTATTTGCAGTCATCCGTTAAAAGCGATATCTTCAAAATCATTTTCCGTAACAGTTACTCCGTAAAGAGAATCTGCCAATCCGTAAGCAGCGTTAAAATTATGTAAAGTCATTATCTAGGAGTTTGTGTATTAGGGAAAACTTGAGCAATAGGCCCTCTATAATAACGTAGCTTTTGCTCAGTTAATCTCTTTTTAATTTCATTTGATACAGATCCAATTTCTAAAAATTCGCTACTATCACAGCAATTGAAATATTCCAACTGTCTAGGGTCTTTAAATACAGCAATTATTGAAATATTTTTTATAAACGGAGCATTAAATATTCATCCGTCATACATACCATTTTTATTAGGTGTTTTATCTATATAAACAAATGGTTTATCTGCACCACGCCTTTTGTATTTTCTAAATTTTAGTGCATCTGGACTATAATAAACATCGAAACGTAATTCTCTATCAATCGTTCCAATTCAACTAATTGCGTCTGTGCCCAAATCGTTCATTAAAATAGGAATTTCAAAATGAGATTCTGATTTTCCAGATGGAGTCACACAACACTTTGCTGGATCAGCACAATCCACATCTATACAATTAATTGACAGCATTAAGTCATGGGGTTTTAAAACACCTTTAAGATACCATTCTTTAATAACTGTTTCTCTCATTTCGATAACTTCATCTTGAAGTTGTTCTAATGATAGATTTGGATTAGCGTTCATACCACTAAGTCCAGCTTCAATGTCATTTCATATTGCTGATGTTAAATTATCAAGAACCATGACTTATAAAATTAAATGGGCGGGCGAAAAGACTCACCCGCCCAAAAATAAATTATATTTCTAATATTTATTAACCGTTATTAGACACAGGCGTAGTAGGAGTGATTTCAAGCTCTGTAAGAGCAGCATCAAAATCACTAACTACATCACTCTTAACCCAATAAATGTGACGAGTAACTGCGTCAAGCTTCTGGCCAACTCCAGATAAACCTCCGAATCCAGGACGAGGAGAATCGTAAGAGAAGGAATACATTGTGTAAACTGCACCAGGAATAGGAGTTTCGTCAGAATTGAGTCCAGCATACCTTCTGTTCGAATAGGTAGGGAAACGATAATTTTCAACTAAGCTATCGCCAGTTCCGAAAGGAACTTTGGTAGGAGTAGTTGTATAACCATCAGCAACAAGTTCATACTGATCAAACTGGCAACCGTCGCAAGTTCCTTCAACAAGCTTTTCGAGTTTAGCGCCTTCAAATTCCATACCAAACATGGCGGCGGTAAGAACTACAGAAGTTCCACTCTTTGCAACAGTGATAAACTTATTGTTATAAGGAACGGCTTCTTTTAAAGCAGCTATAAGTTCATCTGCAAAAGTACCACCAGATTTATGACTAAATCCAACAACAATTGGCTTTCCAAAAGAAGCCCAGTTAGGATATG